TTTTCGGCGGCAGATGAACCACTTTTGGGCTTTTCCATTTTTTTTTTGTATAAAGATAAAATAAAGTTATAAATAGTATTTTATTTTTGTGCAAATGGCAGATAAGTTAATTAAATCGGCTAAGTATTTTGTGGCATCAATAAAAGATGCTGATACCAAATTAGGCATAGTAACGGGATATGCCTCTGAATTTAATTCTTTGGATAGTGATAGAGATATAGTAATGCCCGGGGCATTTACTAAGACTATAAAGTATCAATGACCGGATAGCACACAACCGAGAATAAAGCACCTGTTAAACCATAATACTGAGCAGCCATTAGGTAAGTTATTAGTATTAAAAGAAGATGCTAAGGGGCTGTATTACGAAAGTAAAGTAGGTAGCAATGCTATTGCAGTTGATTACTTAAAAATGGTTGATAGTGGATTAATAACTGAGCATTCAATTGGGTACTCTGTCATTAAAAAAACTATAATCAATCCCGATGCGAACTGGATGGAGCAGCAAACTCAATTAAATGAGTTAAAGCTGTGGGAATTGAGTAGCCTTACGGCCTGGGGCGCAAATCAAAACACACCCTTACTTGGGCTAAAGAATTTAACCGATGTTAATGACCGTATTACGAGGTTAATTAAAGCAATTAACACGGGTACGTTCACCGACAGCACGTTTGCTTTCTTGAATGATGAATTACTTTATTTACAAAAAGCCCTTAAAGAGGCAACCACAAAGCCGGAAGATACATCCACTTTGCCGGGCGACATGAAAGGGGTTCTTGATACAATTAAATTATTAACATTAAACATTAAAAAATAATGGAACAAAAAATTGAGACAGCCGAAGACCTGACTAAAGCCTGGAACGATCTTAAAAAAAGTATCGAAGAAAAAGGCGAAGAGGCCACAAAGAATTTCGGCGAAAAAATTGCAGCTATTGAAAAATCATTAGCTGACCTGGCCGATAAAAAAGCGGAAGACAAAACTGCTGAAACCCTTGCTAAGATGCAGGAAGACCTTGCAATTACAATCAAAGCCCTTGATGTAGTGCAGGTAAGGATGAAAGGTTCATCTAAACCCCCTAAGGTTGAAAGCAAATCAATCCAAACGGTAATTTCTGAAGCAGTTGAAGCCAACCACGATGCCGTGCAGAAATTCATGCGTAAAGAAACCAAGAAGGTAAGTTTTGACATTGACATGAAAACCGTAGGCGAATTTGGCACCAACAATGTAACCGGTGGTACAGTTTGGGGTGCAGTTTACAAACCGGGCATCATTGAAAATCCAAGCCGCAAAACTCACCTTCGCAGTTTAATCAGTTCAATGGCCGCAGGCCCCGGAACCGATTATTATTTTATGCGTGAAAACGGAAATGGTGAAGGTTCAATTGCGCCTACTGCTGAAGCCACAAGCGCAAACAGCCCACATTCGGATGCTGCCTCCGGGTTAAAACCACAGTTTGATTTGGATTTAATTGAAAGTAGCGTTAAGTTTGAAACCATTGCCGGTTTTATGATTTTGTCAAACAAAAGTTTGAACAACATACAAGGATTGGTATCATTCCTTCAGAAAAGGGTGCCTGAAAAACTGCTGAACGTAGAAGATGCACAAATCCTTTATGGCAATGGCACAACGCCAAATCTCAAGGGTATTTTAACGTCCGGCAACTTCGTTGCATCTGCTTCTGCATCAACCAAATTGGTAGAAAAAATAATTGATGATTTAAGCCTTTTGGATGACACTTATGAAAGGCAGGCCAATGGCATAATTATGCGGCCATCATCTTATTATTCCTTCTTCAAAAACAAGGCAACCGGATCAGGCGAATACGACCTGCCCCAGGGTGTTACCTTCGTTAATGGAGTGCTTTACATCTTAGGTGTACCTGTTGCCACAACCACCGCCCTTAACACAGGCGATTATGTTGTAGGTGATTTCACAAACGGAACCGACCTGTTGATACAAGAATCAATGAGATTAGAGTTTTTCCGTGAAGATGGTACGAATGTACGCACCAACCAGGTAACCTTGCGGATTGAAGAAACCATTGCCCTCCCGGTTTATGGCTCTACATACTTCGTAAAGGGTGATACTGGCGAAGGAAGTTAGTTTGTTTGTTTTTTTTGATTTTGTAAAGCCCCGATATTATCTATCGGGGCTTTCTTTATACAATAAAAAAGAAAACATAGCATCGTTAGCTATAACTTTAACTATGCTTATAAAAATAATTAAAGAACACTTTTATTACCAATGTGGTAGTATTGCAGATGTAACAGAAGCCCGTGCTGCATACCTTATAAATATGGGTATTGCTGAAATTGTGAAAGAAAAAGTTAGTGTTTCATTTACAACCGAAAAAAAGGAAATTAAAGGGCCGGTAACAAAAAAAAGTAGGTAATGCGATATAATGCTGTATTAGATGTACTGTTTACAGACGATGAGCCTGTAGTAGAGCCTGTAACACTTGAGCAGGTAAAGCAACATTGCAGGATTGATTTGGACGATGACGATGCCTTAATCAATCTTTACATTAAAGCCGCAAGGCAGCAATGCGAAGGGTTTTTAAATATATCCTTAATTAAACGCACGGTATCGGCTCAATTACTTAATGAAGTGGGTGGCATATTCCTCCCCTATGGCCCGGTGGGTAACATACTTGATACAACCACAGATGGTAGTGCCTACTCTGTGTTTTCGAGTTTAAAAAGATTCCAATATACAGGCGTTGGCGGTGAATTGATTATTTCGCAGCCAAAAGATTTGGACGGCAATACAATATCTCTTACCGGCAAAAAAGTTTTATCTTTTGAAAAAGACGGGATAGCTTTTTCAAAGCAAATAGCAACAGGTACGCCCGTTGACAAACAATTTAAGTACACTCAATCAACCGGTCTAATTGAAGTTGGAATACCCTTTGAAGCAGGAGAGGAGGCATCGGGATTGTATATTGATTCCGAAACAGAAGGTGGCAGCGCAGGAACAACGGTTGATGACATTAATATATCTTCCGGTCTATTTAAAAGAGTACTCACAGCATCATGTGAAGAATTAACGATTGTGTATGAGGCTGGCTACAATGTTGTTCCGTCAAATTTGGTTGATGGCATTCTTTGCCAGGTTGCATGGTTATACGAGAGTAGAGGTGATGCAGAGTTGAGGAATGGGTTGTGTGAGCAGGCAAAATTATTATTAAATCCTTACAGGCGAGTGTTATGATCGGCGGAATGAATAGAAGGATTTATTTGAGATTTTATGGGGCTACGCAAAGCCCAGGCGGTGGGCCTGTGAGTGATTTAACGACAGAATATGAACAATGGGCGAAGGTAGAAGATAGGACGGGGCAGCAGTTTTTAAATGAGAAACAAGGGCTTTATCGGTATGATACAAAGATTACTTTCCGGGCATACCCAAGTCGTGTAATTACATCATCATTTTTGATTGGTTACTTAGATGATGAATATAGAATTGAGGCACTGACAAAAAAAAGCGAGGGTAAGCATTTTTATTGGGAGGCCCGATGTTCAAAAATTACAAATGTTTAATAATCTGCCGATAGAATATAACCCGGATAGTAATGTTATGATAATAGCATTGAAGGATGGGCAGCCTGTGTTGATACCTTACTACAAGTTGCAGGCGTTATCATCACCCTCAATTGCCAACCAGCCTACATCATTTACTGCGACAGCTTTTGATAGTTATCAGATTGATTTAGCGTGGACGGGAACGGCAACAAACTTTGTACTTGAAAGATGCAGAGATAATGATGGTAATTGGATTGAGATTTACAGCGGTTCAACAGCAAGTTTCAGCGATATAGACCTTAGCCCCGAATGTGATTACTATTATAGGGTAAGGGGTCAGGAGGCTTCAAAAGTTGACAGCGATTTTGCGACAGACAATGAAACCACACCAGCTATACCTTAATGGCAAGAATAACTTTAGATATTACCGGCAATTTGAAAGGCGCAATAAGTAAGCGCCGTGAAAAAGTATTGTCAAAAATTGATGATGAACTTAACACCTTTGGCATATCAACCGTAGCGATGGCGCAAAGGTTATGCCCGGTTGATGAAGGGCATTTAAGGAATAGTATATCTTTTACCCCGGTAAAAAAAGAAGGTTCAACTCGTTATGTAGATATAGTAGTAGCGACTGATTACGCAGCCTATGTAGAGTTTGGAACAAGAAAATTTGCGGCTAATTACGTTGCAACCCTTCCGCAAGAATGGCGTGCTATGGCGGCAGAGCATAAGGGTAAAGCTGGTGGCACATTGAGTGAATTTATACAACGGATTATGGCCTGGGTACAGAGGAAGGGAATTGGCGCACATAAAACCAAATCAGGCAATGTATCAACATCTAAAAATTCTTATGCGGCGATGCAACAGGCGGCTTACGCTATTGCTTTAAATATTTTGCAAAATGGGGTTAAGCAACAGCCGTTCTTATACCCCGCTTTTCGTAAAAACAGGAAGAGATTAATTTCTAATTTAAAAAATATATGAGAGATATAAATTTGGCACTAAGGACGGCATACATTGAGGCTCTTACAACGCCTGCCATTTCTTACAATGGCAATCCTGTGCCGGTTTGGTACGGCGAAATTCCTGATGGCCTTGAAGAAGAAAACTACATAATTATTGGCCAAATAAGTAACGATGACGCATCTTGCAAATATAAGAATGGCACGGACACGACTATAATGGTTGCTATACACACTTATTCCAAAAGGTATAATAACGGCGATGCCGCTGATTACATTGCCGGGGAGGTTTTAAAGCGAATTATTCCTGCCGACAAAAAGCAGATTGATTTATCGGCATCAAACCTAACTTGTATAACCACAGAGCTTGATGGCGATTTTACGCAAGATTACTCGCAGCAGGGGGTGAGGCAATATATTGACCGTAGCTTAACCATACGCCATAATATATTCCAGGGTTGAATTTCTTTATACAAAAAAAATAAATTAGGGGTATTGAACTTATTACTTTTACAAAAAATAAATTAAAATGGAAAGACCAATTTCGGGAACAGATGTTTTACTCATGCTCGACCTTGAAGGTGGCACAAATTATAAGACATTAATTTGTGTAACATCAAACGGGTTAAATGCAACGGTTACAACTATTGAGAGCAGCACAAAATGCGGTGACAAAAAGATACCCGGAACCATTGCTTACGATATACCCTTTGAGGGGGAGCTTATGGCTGATCCCGATACCGGCAAAATTTCGGGCAATGAATTATTTGTTGCTCTCCAGGGTAAGGTAACGGTGGGTTACAAGATTGCAGCCGCTGTTCCTCAAAATGGCGATGCTATCTATACGGGCAAAGCCTTTATTGCATCGTTAGAGCAAACTTTTGCGAACAATGAATCTGCGAAATTCACGGGTTCATTAGGCAACCTTGACGATCCTTTGCAAACCATTTATGAAGGTTCTTAATTTTTTTTATGTACGTTAATGTAAGTATCAATGGTAAGCCAGCCGGGTTAAAGTTTAACCAAATGGCTTACATAACTTTTTACAAATTTATTGACTTAGAAAATTTTGAGGCTACCTTCCATTACGCAGCCGTGTATGCAGGGCTTCTTTCAAACTCTTATGTTAAAAGGGAAGAATTTACAACTACGTTTGAGCAAGTATGTGAGTGGGTTGATGAGATGAGTGATGATGAAAAGGTAAAGGTTGTGGAAGCCTTTAATTCAACTGTGTTTTGGAAAAAGTTAGTAGATGTTGGCAAAAACGCAGACGATAAAGAAAAGCCTAACGAACAAAAAAAAAGGAAAATGAAGACT